AAATTAAAAACACAAAAACAAAAAAAACAATGGCTTGGATAGCACCAATGATACCAATCATAGCAAAAGCAGCAACAGCAGCAAAAGTCGCCAAAGGCGCAGCCATAGCGGCCAAATTAGGCACAGGCATTAGCGCCTTATCAGGCGCGGCACAAGTTGGAGGACAACTACAACAAAACAGAAAAGCAAATGCATTTAGTAGAGAAATGTATGAAAAAACCAGAGCAGATAATATCAAATTCTGGGACATGCAAAACGAGTATAACTCACCTCAAAAACAAATGCAAAGACTTCAATCTGCAGGATTAAATCCAAACATGATTTATCAAAGTGGCGGAGGCACACAAGCAGCAGGAAGCATACAAACACCGGATGTACAAGGAGGACAATTTAGAGCTCCTGATTTTAGTCAAATATCAAACCCAGTTCAAGGGTATTTTGATACCAAAATAAAACAAGCTCAATATGATAACCTATTAGCAGCAAATACAACAATGCAACAAGAAGCAATTCTTAAAGCAGCACAGGCATTAGGAGAAACTTCTAGAACTAAAGGACAAGGAATAGCTAACGATTTAGCAGCAACTAACTTTCAATATTCAGTAGAAGCAGCAAGATTAGACAATGAATCAAAAAGAGCAAATACCTCATTTACACTAGCAGAAAACGAGCGTAAAGCAGCAATGCAAGCACCAACATTACAAGCAGCTATTGAAAATGTATTAAGAATTAGAGCAGAAACTGCAAATACCAAATTTCAAGCAGGAGTAATTAAGCAAACCATTCAAAACCTTAAACAGGATAATCGGATTCGAAAATTTGAAGAAAGACTATCAGAGAACAACATTAATAAAAACGACCCATTATGGGCTAGAATGGTTTCAGAATTCATTTCAGGGATAACTGGAGGACTTGGACCAAGAGAATTAGGAGAAAGATTAAGAAATAATACACCATCAGGTTCTTCACCTTATGGCTCATCAGTAAAATCATGGTTAGGATGGTAAATGAAAACACATATTATGAAAAAACGTCTAGAGAAATAAAAAAAGACGTAATTGATTTGATTAATCAAATTAATCTTTCAGTTTTAGAAAACGAAAGCAACCATGCGGTTGCACTTAGCAGATTAGATTCAGTATGTTCATTATTACAAATTACTTTAATTCATATTAACAACTTAAACAAACAAAACAAATGCGCTACAGAAGAGGCGGAAGATCCCGCAGAAAAAGAGGCTACGGCCGAAGAAGAAACAACACTTATTTAGTACAAAGAGGAGGCATTAGACTATAATGGGAAAAGCAAATTTATTCAACTCGATTCAGCTACCGAAAGTCGGTAGCAATGTATTCGACCTTTCACACGATGTGAAAATGTCGTTCAAAATGGGTGGACTATACCCAACATGTGTAATGGAATGCGTTCCAGGTGATAAAGTAAAAATAGGCACAGAAACGATGCTTAGATTTGCACCACTTATTGCACCAGTGATGCACAAAGTAAATGTTACTACTCACTATTTCTTTGTTCCAAACCGTATACTTTGGCCAAACTGGGAACAATGGATTACAGGAAATCTTAACGTTCAAGCACCTTTTATGTATTATATACAAGGTTCGGGTGCACCTTTCCCTATTAAATCATTAGCTGATTATTTAGGATTACCAACAGATGCGAACTTTAATGGTAGGTTATATCCAGATCCTCAAGCACAAATATGTTCTCCTTTTCCTATTGCAGCATATAACAAAATTTATAATGAATATTATAGAGACCAAAATCTTCAATCTGAAATTCTTGACACTTTAACAGATGGTGAAAACAATCCAATGAGAGATTTGGCAGTTGGATCTGTAAGAGTCAGAGCTTGGCAACATGATTATTTTACCTCTTGTTTGCCATGGGCACAAAAAGGAGATGCAGTAACCATTCCAATCGGAGAAGTAGATATTACATATCGTTCAGATGTAGGAGGTACAGTATTCCGTCAGACCGATGGTACACCATTTACAAATCAAGATAGTTTAGGTCATTCAGATTCAGGAGGACAACCAAGACAAGGTTCAACAACAGGTACACGTTATAACATTGATAACTCAAGTCAACTAGTAGGTACTGCAGAAGCAGCAGACATTAATTCACTACGTAGAGCATTCAGACTTCAAGAGTGGTTAGAAAGAAATGCAAGAGGTGGAACCCGATATATTGAGAGCATTCTAGCTCACTTTGGTGTTAAATCATCAGATGCAAGACTTCAAAGACCAGAATATTTAGGAGGTTCAAAAGGCAAAATGGTAATTAGTGAAGTATTATCAACTGCAGAAACAACACTACCGGTAGGTAATATGGCAGGACACGGTATTTCAGTATCCGGTGGTAACGAGTTCAAATACAATGTAGAAGAACATGGATGGATTATTGGACTTATTTCAGTAACACCAGAAACTGCTTATCAACAAGGAGTACACCGTTCACTATTAAAACTAGATAGACTCGATTACTTTTGGCCAACCTTTGCAAACATTGGAGAACAAGAAGTTAAAAATTGTGAACTATATGCCAATGGAACAACTGTAAACGATACTTTCGGATATGTACCAAGATATGCAGAATACAAATTTCTTAACAGTAGAGTAGCAGGAGAAATGAGAACATCATTAGACTATTGGCACCTAGGGCGCAAATTTAGCGCAAAACCAAACCTAAATGGAGCTTTTATTCAATGTGATCCTAGTACGCGTATATTCGCGGTAGAAGATCCAGAAGTAGATAACATTTACGGTCATATATTCAATAACATCAAGGCTATTAGAAAGATGCCGAAGTACGGCACGCCTAATTTCTAAGATGGCATGTGATACACCGTTTCATGTTAATAACCCACGCTACCCTATCTATAGTAACGACCGGCAGGTTCCGGTACCTTGTGGAAAGTGTCCAGCGTGTTTGTCCAGACGCACTAGCGTCTGGACATTTCGTTTAAAAACTCACGCAAAAAATGCTATATCTTCTTATTTTATCACTCTTACTTACGATACCCGATTCGTACCTATATCAAGCAGGGGTTTCCTTACACTCGATAAACGCGACGTTCAACTCTATTTTAAAAGGCTTCGCAAACTTCATGGAAAAAATCACGAACCCCTGAAATATTATTTAGCTGGAGAATACGGAAGTAAAACCTTTAGACCTCATTATCACATTATCCTATTTAATGCAGACATAGAACTTATACACAAAGCGTGGGACAAAGGAGAGGTACATATAGGAGAACTTACAGAAGCTTCAGCCGCATACACGGCAAAATATATAAACAAAGGAAAAATTATACCAATGCACAAAAATGATGATAGACTGCCAGAATTTAGTTTAATGTCAAAAAAGCTAGGACTTAATTACCTTAGTGAAAAAATAATTAATTATCATCGTGCAGATATTGAAAGAAATTTCATAACATTGGAAGACGGTAAGAAAATAAGCCTACCACGGTACTTTAGGGAAAAAATCTGGTCAGAACCAGAAAGGAGAATACAAGCAGACAAATTAGCAGAAAAATTTAAAGCAATAGAAGACCAAAAAGAACTAGAATACTATACAAAACACCAAACATTAGAAGGATATGAACAACTCAAAGAAAGTGGAAAAGCAGACAGAATTACCACTCATGCAAAACGAGCCCGAGAAGGGCGAAATAAAATTTAGGTCAGCATTTAGCTACATAGAAAAACAATCAGAACAGGAGGAAAAATCATCAATGGAACCAAGTCAGACGGTTCCAGACATGACTCTGTCATTACAAGAATTAGTAGAACGATACACTAGAGGACAATCAGTTGCAACCTTTACACCCGTATATTATGGAGAAGATGAAGAATTCGCAGACGTTAGTAGAATGGACCCTATCGAGCGCATAGAATATGCAAGATTCATTCGCGAAAAAATTGCGGAAACACAAACATCCCTAGCGGAGCACACACGTGCCGAAGGACGTGAGCCGCAAATGAGCGATGGACAAAACTTCGTAGAAGAAAAAATAGAAGAAAATGGATCTATTTGACAAATTCCCCCCCAAAAGGGAATATAAAAAAACATCTAAAGGGCATTTTTCCCGTACTACGGGAAAAATGCCCGAAAAATGGCCCTTTGGCAGACGTACAAAAGCCCAATGGATAAAGGCCTTCGAAGAGGAGGCCAAGCACTAATACTACTTGATATATTAGTGCTAATTGACACCAAACACAAACGAAAGCCTGCGAGAGTGCAAGTGCAGGTGGAAAATTAAAAACACAAAAACAAAAAAAACAATGGCTTGGATAGCACCAATGATACCAATCATAGCAAAAGCAGCAACAGCAGCAAAAGTCGCCAAAGGCGCAGCCATAGCGGCCAAATTAGGCACAGG